TTCATTGAATATATTCCAACGAAGATCTAATGTATCTTGGATCTCATTAAATATATCCCAGCGAAGATCTAATGTATCTTGGATCTCATTAAATATATCCCAACGAATATCTAAGATATCTTGGATCTCATTAAATATATCCCAGCGAAGATCTAATGCATCTTGGATCTCATTAAATATATCCCAGCGAAGATCTAAAGTGTCCTGGACCTCGGCTATAATGTCCCAGCGAATATCTAACGTGTCCTGGACCTCGGCTATAATGTCCCAACGAATATCTAATGTGTCTTGAACCTCATTAAATATATTCCAGCGAAGATCTAACGTGTCTTGAACCTCATTAAATATATTCCAACGAATATCTAAGGTATCTTGGATCTCATTGAATATATTCCAACGAAGATCTAACGTATCTTGGATCTCATTGAATATATTCCAACGAATATCTAACGTGTCCTGGACCTCGGCTATAATGTCCCAACGAATATCTAATGTGTCTTGAACCTCATTAAATATATTCCAACGAATATCTAAGGTATCAGATACTTGACCAGCCATATCCCAGCGAATATCTAACGTGTCCTGGACCTCGGCTATAATGTCCCAACGAATATCTAATGTGTCTTGAACCTCATTAAATATATTCCAGCGAAGATCTAGCGTGTCTTGGATCTCATTAAATAAGTCCCAACGAAGATCTAATGTGTCCTGGACCTCGGTTATAATGTCCCAACGAATATCTAGTGTGTCTTGGATCTCGTTAAATAAATCCCAGCGAATATCTAGTGTGTCTTGGATCTCGTTAAATAAATCCCAACGAAGATCTAATGTGTCTTGGATTTCGGCTATGATATTCCAGCGAAGATCTAAGGTATCAGATACACTACCAACCATATCCCAGCGAATATCTAGTGTATCAGAAACAGAGGTAGGGACAAATGGCATATGCAAGACTTCAACCATAATTTCTCGAATTTCGAAATCACGGCCACCGTCGTCTCTTCCAAGACCAAGTCTTGCAAATTCTGATGAACTAGGAAGATTGGTTTCCAACATAATATAGTGCATCGAAAATCCGGTGTTGAGTGTAATTGTGGTGTCAAAAACATCAGTGTCAGAACTTGTGCCTAGACCAATATAAAAATTCGTGCTGCTTCCATTACCACGATTGCATTTGAAAGCGCCGTGAACCGCTAATATAGCTCCTTCGATATCTGTGTCGCCCGACGGTCCTCCATCAGTGGTATTATCCGTGTCATGTGAGCTTCCCGTATTATCATAAGTTGGGTTAGCATCGAGAGGAAAGTAGGAACCTTGAACCCAAGGATTTTGACTAATTGCATTCCAATTAGCCCCCGCATAATCGTCACCACCGGGCGTTCCGATGCTCACCATCCCGCCGGTGCCTACACTGTTTCTGCACCGATACATTGCAACTTTCGGGAAAACACTAGTGGTGCCAAGTCGATCCGCGCTGCTTGTAGCACCCGACAGAATATAAACGTCATCAATAAAAACCGTTCCAGCATTGCGAGCGAACCGCAAGTAATCATCGGACAATGTTTGCACGGCAGCGCCTAACAAATCCGCGCCAGCGCCGCTATTTTCACTGGCGCCATCAATAAACCATTCCCATGCACCGGACGCAACATTGACAAAATAAACCTCAATATAATGAAAAGCACCATCGTCATAAGTAGCGGCGGCTGACGTGTCGAGAGTGCTACCCGCAGCATCTTCAAGCACAAGATTGCCGGCTGAATTAAGAGTAACACCAAAACATTGCGAGCCGCCGCTTTCTTCACCCGATGTCGTGAATTCGCCAGCAGCGGCAGTATTAAAGGCAAAACCGACGATCTTTCCGGTTCCCTGATCTACAAGATCTGTGTCCCCTATTGCTGAAATCCATGCTAGATCATAAACGTCAGACGCGCCAAGCTCCAAGGCGCCAACACCACTGCGAAAAGTTGTCTGGCTGTAAGTTGGTGTGCCACTAGTCCCGAGGGCTAAATCAGCGGACAGGTTGCCAAATCCTGTGAATTGATTGAGTTGCAAAGCCATTCTAAGGGTTCCGACAATGCGGAATTAGTTCACCATTTTCGAAAGTTAAGTGAATTTTGACCGCACGAGCACAAAGAAACGCCCCAAATGGATCACTTACAGGATTGCCATCACTATCTGACCAAAACAGTTCAGGACGGTTCGGGTTGATGGTTCTGTCAGGATCATCAATGGGCAGGTCAGTGAGAAGTTTTAGTTGATCAATTTCAACTTGAATCGCATCATTAATCTTGGCGAGTCGGTTTTTATTAAAACCATTCCCTGCAACATTCGATAAATCAAAAATACGTCCATCAGAAAGACGAATTATACCTTCATCTACTATTGTGCCAATTTCTGCTGGAAAAACTGATATTACAACCATAAGGACCCCATTTTTTTGCGTGTTAGAAACAACAATGGGTATAGTTCAAAAATTAATTTTTTATTAAGCGGCAGTATCACCCTTAAATGTCATAACGGCTGCATCACCGGCAGCAGCAGCAGCAGTAGAAGAAATAATTCTCTCGACCCAAATACCATAAAATTCACTAAAAGCAATATCACCTAGAGCAAGGGCACCGCCTTCAGTAGTATTATGTGTGAAAGATTCACCGACTGGTGCAGTGCTTTCATCAGCAATTACTTCCATAGTAACATTAACACCTTCACCAGCAAGCGCAAGATTAATAATACTATCAGCAGAAGGAGTTTCGGTGCTAATCCAAAGTTTAACGCTCTGGAATGTTAAAGAACCATGATTATTTAAAATATAAAAACCCCGATATTCAGTATCACCTGATGTAGATTCAGCACCTGTAACATTATCAAATAAGTTTTCAACAGTTGCATCAGCAATAGCTGTGGCAGTAGATATAACGCCACCAAGTGAATCATTAGGAACAGAGTTACCTGCACCCCCGGAAAGACGAAAAATAATATCGCCAGCAACAATTGCCATGAGAGTTCTCTCCTTAGTTCAGTTAACCCTGTCGGGCAACTCTTGGGTGAACAGGACGTCGTGTGCCACGATTTCGTTTCGCAGCATAAGCTTTATCAATAGGAGCCTTAGCTAAATAAGCAGCATCTGCTTTACGAATAAACTCATCTCCTCTAGCATAACGAGCAATCCTTTGTTTATGCTGTTCATTTAAAAATTCACGAATATTTTCAGTATTGGTTAAAGGTGGATAAGCATCATCTCTTGCCTTGAGTGCTTTTTCATAAATAATTTGTTTTTCAGTAAGATTTTTTGCTGCCTCATCAACATAACCACGAGCTTCATCAAGATTACGTTCAGCTTCATCAACAGCTTCATGAAGAGCTTCACCAATATCTTGTTCCACAACTGGAGATGCCGCAGCTTTTTCAAGAGCAAGTTCAGCTTCAGCTTCAGCAAATGTAGCATTTTCTTTTGATATTTCTCGTGTAAATAGAGGAAATAAATTAGTTACATCAGCACGTTTGATCTTTTCATCCATAATAACTTTAAGAGCATCTAGCATAGGAGCCCCATCAGCAGTCCAATGACTATCGTTCTCGGGATTAAGACTCTCGAGTGCAGCACCAAGTTTCTCTTTATTCATTATATCCTCCAAAAGTTCCTAACTAATTAGGAACGGGTTCTCAAACGAGGGAGTAAAAACGCCGAGAACCCGCCTCCCAGTCAGGGATTAGTCATCGCCTATCATTGTATAGACGACCCACACACCACCCGTAGTCACGGTAAAGATACCACCATCCCCAGAAACTGAAGCATCATCAATAAGTAAATTTAGATAAAGATCCTGATCATCGGCTGTATTATCAATAATAGCTGGAGTTGCATTACCAGTGTCAAGATTAGGACTGACATTAGCAGTCGCAGCACCGAGTGCTGTTGAAGCAATAACATTCACATCGTTATTTGTAATAGTGCCATCATCCGCCGCAGTCGTGCCAATGCCATAATCACCATCATAATCAGCAGTATGATCAGTGCCATTACCTGTCAGTACAAGATCAACTACCTGAGCGCCCAAAAGAAGAACAAAACCCTCAGGAAATCTTCCAAGAGCTACAGAACCGAAACCAATACCAGTCGCACCAGCAACTGAGATTGTATCACCGGTCATGTCGATGAATTCTTTGACGATATCACGCTTGCCGCGTGGTGCTCGCGAGAGCGAGCGTTGTAGACCCTTGGCCATTATAAACCTCCGTTTGGCTTAGGTATTACCGAATGGGGAGCCTAAGCTCCCCACGCTCACTTACGACTCACGGGTGATGAGGCGTGCGATCTTAATCATCTTCCGTTCGGGGAAGACACGTCTCCAGGACGCTGCGGCAGCAAGAACCGTGTTGTTTGGACCACCTGGAGTAGCTGAAACATCGGCGATGAAAGCATGACCATTCGGGTGGAACATCCATTCGGTGCGGGAGTGCAGATCTTCCTGGCCACCACCGTTACCAGCCGAGGCGGCACGCTCAACTTCGGCAGGAACCCGTGGGGAACTTACACCCCAACGAACAGTGCCAGCACCAAACAACCACGATTCATAGACACCAGAAGTAACTGGCATTCCATCATCCACAATGACCTCGCGGCCAAGGAAGGTGGGGATATTGATTTCGCCACGGGCATCAGGGATAAAATCAATCAGATTGTTTTTCTGCATCCTGGCCATGACCACCGAGTGAACAAATACGGCGATAATATCTTCGGCGCTATCACCCATCGTAACAGCAGCATCAATAAATGCTTCGGCTGAAAAATCTGTAACACCAGCAATATAGGAACCACCCTTGATATCAACCGTCATATCATTAATGAGATGGGTATCGGCACCAGTCGGTGAGGCAGCATTATCAGCAAAGACCCCATTAACGGTAGTAACAAAAACACGTTGCGCTCGGCGAACCCACCAAGAAGCAACACGACTTGCAATAGAGGCCATCGGATCAGAACCAGCAAGTGCCTGAGCCAGATCCATAGTAGACCAATGTCCATTACGAGAAAGTCGAACAGAAATTTCCTGCGACGTGGCGGTTTTCTTGGCGGTTGAAGTAGCACCAGGATCATCAATGGATACATTATCAGCGCCGGTCGCGTCGCTTGAATCCAGATCCTGCCAGGATGGAGTATTAAAGGTGATACCACCACCAGCAAGTAAAGTGTCCAAAACAGCATCTCGCGCAGCTACACCAGACTGCACGATCCGAGATTTCTCTTCGGTAAGCTGCTGAATATAAGGAGCGAAGATTTCAGGGACAACTACGTCCGAGATTTGCACAGTTGCCATTGCCGTTTTCTCCTCTGCGAATGGCTCAAGTTTATTAAACCAGAGTCATCCCCATGGAGACCCAGCGATGGGACAAGCCGACCATACGACCTATCATCTGTTTATGCCGTTTTCTTTCTTCTTGCAAGCCTATTTCTTCTTGACTGGCCTTGGTCCCCCGATAGTTGTTCCAGCAGCTTCAGCCATTTTGGTAGCTTTAACTTTATCAGCTCTGAAAGCCTGACCTTGTTTGGTCATATTCCAATGTTCATCACTAAACGGATTATCACTAAATCCACCACCAGGACCACCACCACCAGCTCCACCACCAGCAGTAGGAGGAAACCAATGAGGCCGCATTGTTGGCATTTCAGCCATATAAGCAGCAGGATCTAAACCAGCAGCTACAGGCGCTCCTTCAGCAGTAACAAGTTTACCATCAACAAATTCCATATGATTTCCAGCAATTATAAGAATATCACTGATAGCTGATGGAAGAACTTTGGCAATACTAGCAGCTTTTGTTAAAATATCATTTTTCTCACCAAGAACTATTTTACCTTGAAGACCAGTATTTTCCTTTACAAGTTCTCCATTTTCTCCGGTAAGTTTTTCAATTTGACGATCTAAAGGAGCTTTTACGGCAGCAAGACGAGCATCTACTTGTTTGGTGATCTTTTCCTCAATATCACCAGTTCCTTCGGCCGCAGCTTTTAAAACAGGATATTCATCAATCTTTTTATGAACTTCATCAATAGGACCAAGAGCAACCCAATCTCTAAGATTTTTCTTAGCTTTGCCGTGATCTTCACGTTCCTTGCGAAGAGCTTCTTGCACATTTGTAACATCTAGTGGTGTCTTTAATCCATTGATACCTGTCAAATTCCACACACCATCAGTTTCAGTATATAACTCTTTATGGGCCTCTGGAATTTCTGCTTCAGTCTTATATAAGTATTCGAGAGCCATCTCTCTTTCTCCCTACAGTTCCCAATTTCAGGACCATCCTGAAACCATATCTTACTTCACTCATCTTTATCCTGTTTACGTTGACCCGGACCTGCATTATCTGGATTTAGATCAGCGGTTATTTTAGCCATCGCCGCTGCTTTAACTATTGGATCAAACGGCCCACCAGTTTCCGCTTTGATCTCCCTAACTTCCTCCTCATAGGTTTTATCAGTAAACCGTCTCTTAGCCGCCAACTGATGAAGTGTTTTTGCTGATATTGGATAACCTGATGTCTTAGCAGCACTTAATTCAACCATAGATTGAGTGCTGATAGGCATTTCACCAAATTCTAAGTTCGGTGTTACTTTAACTTCATCTGGATTTTCTCCCATCCATTCAGCAGCATGTTTTAAAATACGTTCTAGCCCAGAAGCACCAGAAATAGCAATCTGTGTAAGATCCGCAGTGCGAACTGCAACGCGCGTGTCAAGAGATTCACCACTCTCGCGCTCGCGTGAGGTAGTATCAAGGGTGCCTGCCCCCATTCCACCTGCTGAAGTGCGATCTTCTTTTAAAGATTCCCGCTGTTCTAATAAACCTTTACTATCAACACCGACATATTTTGCATCACTACCTTGAGGTAAAGAGATAAATGAATTTGCCCCAATCCTTACCTTACTTTCTGAATCTTCATCGATACCACCAATTATGACAAATGTATCTTGTCCTTGCATGAACAGATTTTGCCGATAATCTGCTTCTCCACGATAAATGGTAAGAGTTAAGTTCGCTAAATCTAATAAAGGAGGTGCTGTTGGTTCTGAAACCAAATCAATAGAATTTATAAACACAAAAGGAACCTTATCAAAAGATCTACCCCTAAATACCGGAATTTGCAAATCTCTTTCTACAAAACCAGAACCCTGCTCATCCCGGAAAACTCCGAACTTATAAACACCTTCTCTTTCATTCTCGTCAGTTTCCCCAAGAATTAGAACTCTATATTTCTTTTTGAACTCCCAACCAAAATCTTGGATCCTGACAAATTCTGATTCATTTAAAATAACTAAATTCAAGGTTTTTTCTGTTAGATCGTTTCTTGAGCCTTCATCCCAATTATGGATAGTAGAGGCATGATAAGTCGCAATAAATGGTAAATCTTCACCAATTATAGCTTGAATTGGAAAATCAAGCAAAAGACCAATTCTACCTAAAATTAATTGATCAGTATTAATCTTTCTAAGTAATTCTTGCGCTGTTTCTCCTGTTGCCGCCATTTTCTTAAGCATACTTTCCATTTTAGTCGGTAGCTCAAATTCAGCAGGATGTTTGTGCATCATACCAATTGCAGCTTCTACAGCTTCTTTCATAAAGCCAGGATAACGAGCCCTTAATAAATAAGCATCATATGCAGCTTGCCCATCTGTATTAATAGTTCCAAACCCATCTTCTTTCATACCCGTTGTTACAGGTAAATATTCTGTAGTTTTTTCTTTAATAACACGTTGACCATCAAAACAGTCCTGGACGAGTATCCAGTCCAATAAAAACTTCGCAAATTGCGGATGTTGAGATGTAAGTGCCATTTTAGTCTATTTTCAAACTCCTGATTATCTGATCTAGTTTCAAGCCTTGATTTCTCGCTGTTGTGTTCTGTGCTTTTATTGCTGCTTCTTGTTTTAGTTTTAATTCTTGAAGAGCTAATGAAGTTGTTTTTGATTCTACAATAACCCTATTTTCTAATTCTTCAATATTTAGTTGATTTTCTTTTATATCCCCTGCATTTGCTCCAATATCTCGTTTTCCAACATATGCTGCCCCAACTACCATACCTATCAATAAAACTATCGGCCAATATCTCATCAAAAGAACCCCTGATGTTTCAGTGGTTAAACTCATCTTTTGACGTTTTCCCCTCTTAAGTTGCACACCCAAACTTTTATTGGATATTCTACACTTAAAGGAATTAAATCTGCTAAAAGTTTACTATATAAAGCACATTGAGCTTTAGTTTCAAATTCCATTTCATGTTGGGCCACAAAAACACATTTATCTTGGATTGGGGGCCATGCAGAACATAAACCCAATGTTATTACGAATTCTAGCACCAAGACCACCCCGTATCACAGAAAACAACCATACTTTGATGCCAATAATCTTACAAGATCAATATCCACCGACTACTTTCCCAGAACTTACTCTAAGGCCCAAGGAACGAACAAAATAACGAGTATCGTCTGCAACATGATCTTCAGAATCTGGATCAATATCATCTGGGTCTTTTTCTGACCTTGCAAGTGTAGGAACTGTTCTTTCAAAATCATCACAACCTTCCCAAATAAATAATCCTGGCCATTCTCTTATTCCAACTTTACTTGGATGAGCATTTTTAAGCATTTGACGCATTGTGTTCCATCCAGCAGCCCTAGATCCGGGTCTTTTATCAGATGGAAGCCAATTTATTCCGGGATAACGAAAACCATCATCTAATCTAAACCGCATTTTCATATCAGTTCCAATTGATACACCATTTTCAGCCGAAAAGATCTGTGCATCAGCTATTCCACCTTTTGCTTTACACCAAACTTCTTTTGGACGCCTAAATCCCCATTTTAATTCTCTTTCTATTGTGCCTTCAACGATTTCTGAGGCAAGCATTCTTAATCCTTCATTGGGCTTGCCTGTGCTACCATACCATTCTCTGATTCTGAAAGTATCCCCACGCACAGTTGATATAATTTTACCTCCTGGATAAATTATATCCTCGCCATTACTGATTGCCCACCATCCAAGTGAAAATGGTTTACTTGAGCCCCAATCAAAACTGCGAGAAATCCTCCAACTTGGTGGAATTGGGAAATGTTTCACCATATTATATTTTTTAACCCAACAATCATCAAACATTCCACCTGCGACAATATCCCAGGAACCTTCCATCCAAGCTTCAAGCTCAGCCTTGTTTCTCGCTGCTGCACGAATTTTATTTGGATAATCGGGATCAGCTTCAAGAAGAATTTTGTTTTCCCAAATTGAACTATGTATAGCCAATCGTATAGGTTCAAGTCCACCAGATTCATCTCGAGCATCTTTAATAATACGACTACGGAACATTGGGAGTCTATAACGATATTTTACCCAATTATGCCCCGGCCCATATGGATTAGTAGTAGATCGAACCATACGCGGCATTCCTTTTTCAGAGGAACGACAACACGACATCATTCGCTTGAAACCTTCATCAGTAGGCCAGTTACAAAGTTCTTCCCACCCAATCCAAGGATATTCATGCCCATGATAGTTCCAATAATCATCTACTCGTTGAAATTGTCTTAAAAGTAGTTGTTCACCCCCAGGAAATGTCCAAGTATGTTCTGAGTTATTAAATTTAGCTCCGGGCCAAATTTGAGGTATCCATTTCTTTGTTTTAGAAATAACATCGGTCAATTGCTTATAAGTTTGTCTAAATAAGATTCCTTTCCATGCTGGGCCAAATCCCTTTCCTACTTCATTGCAGAATGACATAATAAGACAATCGGTCTTACCCCCTCCACGTGTTCCTTCATAAAGAACTTCAAATATAGCTGTAGCAGCTAGAAATGCAACTTGAGAGCCCGGTTGTGGACTCCAAATTACATTATCTGGCCTCTTCGGGATCACATCCATCTGAATCCTCTATAGTCAGCTCTCTTTCCATAATAGCCATTTTAAGTTTTTCAGCCAGCATAAGCATATTTGCAGAAGTCATACTGCTAGATACAATCTTGATTCGATCACAACCACAATTACAATTACCCAAAAGAATAACATCAAGAAGATCAGTGTTATAAGCAACAGTTAAAGCTTGTCTTACATTCATTCTTTCGTTTGGACCAAGATCAATAACTTTTTCATCTTTAAAAGGATCATAATCAGGAACTGAATGAACTTCGGGGTGAATTCGTTTGTTCATTGAGTATCCCCTATGTTTATTACTTGACGACTATAGCTTAACAGAAGAACCACCAAGATACAAAGCTATAGTCATACGAACTATCCTGCCTTATTATATATGTAATAGGTTATGTGTGAGGTCAAGGTAACGAAACATGGATATCATCAAAACACTACAACAAGTGGTCAACTATACTGACCCTGTTCATGCACAAAAGGTGGCTGAAGATTGTCTTAAACATAATAAGGTAGAATTTTCATATTTACGTGATGAGTTTGGTAATATTCAAGGCATTTTGTTTGGCACTTCTATCTTGGACCTTGAAACCCACGAAATATCGGAGATTCAGTAATGGATCAGATTCAAAAGAACTTTGAAAAGTTTCATAGGCAGAATCCTTATGTTTATGTTCTATTTGATCGTTTCACAAGGCGCATGATCAATGTTGGTTTAAAAAATGGAAGTGCTGCTTTAGTAACAGAACGCATACGTTGGGAAACTGCTGTTGAGACTGTCACCGAGCAACCAGTTAAATTGAACAATAATTATAAGGCTAGATATGCTAGGATGTGGATGAATGATCATCCTGAATATCCAAATTACTTTAGAACACGAGTTCTTGCTATTGATAGTGTTGATAGTGTTAATATTCCTGAAAAAGAATATGATGCTGGTGATCCCAATGGGTATTTTTGATCATGATAAATCGTAGAGATCTCTTCAAGGGTGTTGGTGCTTTCATGGGTGCCGCGACTGCCTATAAAGTTTCCGAGGCAGGAGTGCTTCTTCCTCATGATAAAATTATCACTGAACCTATTCCTCCTTGGGCTGGTAAGACACAAGTCATAGCATTTGAAGGTGCTGTTTCCTCATTTAATATATCAGCAAATACTGATATGCCTGTAATGAGTTCCATAGATGGAAGAATGTTTGATACTCCTTGTATTTTAGACTATGATTTTAATATGGAGTTTTATGATGATAATGTTCCTGTTTCCAGTTTGCTTTCAAGTAGAATTTATGTTCAAATCTTTCAAAAAATATAATTATGACTAATGCTATACAAATCCAAAGAATGAATCATGAAGCAAATTTATTTGCAATGGAATTACTTATGCCTTTTGATTTGATTAAAAAGGATATAGATGGTATTGATTTTGAAGATCAAAATGAAATAAATCGTCTTGCAAGAAAATATAAGGTTTCTTCTTCAATAATGGCAATTAAAATAGGAATGGTGATTTTTGCATGACCAAGTGGACAGAACAACAGAAAGCTCGTGTTAAGAAAGCTCTTGCTAAATTCACTGTGAATGATCCTATGATTGTTTCAGAAGAAAAATGGTATGATTTAAAAGAAAATGGCCTACTCGATAGAGAACGAACTTTAATTAGAACTAAAGATGGTTTATTAATCAAGGTGCCTTGGAGTGAAGGTAAACTCTGGACTGGTGAGGGAAAACCGAAAGGACCTGTGCGATGAGATCTATTCAAGAATATTATCTCTGTATGGACTATACTCTTGGTGATGTGACAATTTCCATGCCTGATGGTGCTCTTATTCTTTCTATCACTAAACGTGGTGATTCTATCCATATCTTCACCCTTGTAGATGCGAGCTATCCGACCATTCCGAGACGTTTTTATATTTCTACTTCTTTTGGTAGTTCTATTCCAGACAATTATGATTTTATTGATTCACTATTTTGGGATCTTCATGGTTCTGCTTTTGTATTTGAAATACTTGATAGCCCAAGAAAGAAAAAGAGGTAGATAACTTGGTCCTAGTATATGAAGAAACAACGCAAGGTGGGTTTTCGGGTTTTAACCCGGCTAAATGTGATGCGACAAAAGTCTTTATGACTCATTATACAAATTCTCTCTATTTAAAGTTTATGCTTTTAAAAGGAAATAGATTAGAAAAACATCAAGCTGTGAAGGAGCTTGCGATCTGTGATCGTAAGTTACTTTACTGGCAAAGACAATCTAACTTTGATGATGTGAAGGCTGAAAGGTTGATGGTAGAGGAGAAGAAGAAATGGAACTGATCTTACCGAAAAGCATACAAGAAATAAAAAAGCAAGCTGATATTTGGTTGCCGTTGATTCCACTCACAAATGATTCAGTAAGAAATAAAAATATTGCCATTATGATACTTAATGGATCTAAATCTAATGAATTTGGAATATCTGGTAATAGAGTTTTGCAAATTGTGCGTCAGGTTTTGAGAAGAGCAATTCAAGTTCATAATCATGATGAATTTAATCCATATAGACATTTAAGTGTGAGAGCTTTGAATTGTTTTCATAATAAAATAAATTATGGAAAAAGTTGGGATAATAGGATAAGAAAATTAACAACAGAAGAGTTTATGAATTTTATGGCATACCCAGATAATATTTTATTGAGATGGTCTAATTTTGGCAAAGTATCGTTACTAGAATGTAGAGCACTTGAATATAAAATAAAATTAGATAGGGGAGAAAATGCGGAAAAGCCAGAAAAGCCCAGACAGCATCAAAATAAACAATTGAGACAAAAATGTAATCTTGGGCCAAAGGTTCATTGTGAAGGGAAATCAATTTCTTCAGGAGGAGAGTGCCAGAATTATGCTAGTGTGATTCTTGAAGGGAAAGCTTATTGTAGAGTTCATGGTGGTGATGTTGCAATAGATATAGTGCTGAGGAAATCATCTAACTCTATTGCAGGGAGTTAGATAATTGTGGTCACGGTGGCTAGAATAGACGGTGCTACTCGCACCTTAGGAAAAAGTCAAGGATTTCTTGGGTTGCCTATTCGTGATGTTGAGATTGATGGGGTTTCAGCTATGATTTCTGCTTGGGAATTTACGCCTGCTGAAATCGCTGCGATAAATGCTGGTGGAAAACTTTATATTTTTCTATTAGGGAAGGAACATCCTCCTATGAAGGTGGGGGTTGAGAAAATATTATGATTGATCCTCTTTTTGGTTGGTATATTCTTGCTATTTGGATTATAATAGTGGGTATTATTTTTATATTCATGTTTAAGAATTTAAAATGATAATCGCAGCGAATAGTAATCATCCTCCCTTTGGGCTTTTTGTGATGGTGCATCTAAGTGGTGAAGTTCGGTGTTTATGTAGTTGGGATTTGCGGGTTTTGTTAGATCATTGTGGTGGTCTAGGGGGCGATTTTTGGTTGGGGAGGGTTGAGGGGCGAGGGAGATCTGAGGGAGAGCGGTTTAACGGGCCACAAATAAAAGCGCCATAACCCGGGGGCAGGTTATGGCGTTTTACTTGTATAGTTAAGTAATTAATTATTTATTACTATTGCCCTTGCATAAAACTAGGCAACCCGCGCACTGCTTTACTGCGCCTGCTAGTTGCCCTTACTTGCACCGCAAGTAAACAACAGTAATACTGCCTTGCCATGCATAAGTAGTTATAACATAAAATGCCTTGGTTATTGTATTGCCTTGCTAGTTGCACCCTTTTTAGTGCGGCGTTTATTGCCTTACTGCCAGGGTTTACTTTGCGGCTTAGTAAGGCATAACCCTTATTGTAGTAAAGGGTTTGTATTACTGTTGCAAGTTTACTTACTGGTGTTTTATACATAGTATTTAACCCCTAGTTAAGTTGCGGTGCGCCAGTATTGGCGCACCGCTTTACTAGCCGTTGCTTACTTTACAACTTGCCAGTGCGCATTATTAGGCAACCATGTATGCCACTGGCCACCCTTATAGGCGTTTGGTGCAAGCGCCAACAGTGCAGCCTTAAACTGGTGCGGCTGGTAGCCCTTGCCACCACTTGCCTTATGCATGGCAGCACCCAACGCCGCTGCCGCAGCACGGTAGCCGCCTAAGCTACCCTTAACGGGTGCGGGCTTGTAGTAGGTAGCGCCAGCCTGCACTGCCACTGCCAGCCCGGCCTTGGTGGCAATGGCCAGCACCCCCGGCACCGCTGCCGCTTGCGCGGCAATGTTGCCAGCCGCGCGCCCGCTTGCCTTAGCGTTAGCGGCAGCAAAGCTTGCAGCCTGCTTTGTAGGGCTGGTGCGGCTGGTGCCGCTACCCTTGCCACCCTTGGCCCGCTTGGCCACTGGTGCACCCTTGGCGGGTGCTGTGGCGGGTGCTGGTGTAGTGGTAGTTGGTGTGTTGGTAGCCATAGTATTAACCCCTATAGGTTAAGTAACACGCAACACCATTGCTGCGCGTTTAGTTAGTATGTTGTGCCTGTTACTGCAACGCTACGCGCGTTACTAGGGCATTAGGGCCAGTTAGTTTAAAAAAGCTGCCAAGTTTACTTGGCTGTTATGGCGCGGCGCCTACAGGCGCGGCGTATGCCCATAGCCTAGCACGGCGCGGCATCACGGGGCAAGTGGTAACTAATAAACAAAAATAAACAGTAGTTAGCCAAGGGTTCAACATCAGTCACAGTGTAAAACTCAGCGCAACTTTATTGTGCAACATTATTGCGCAACATTATTGCGCAACAATAAAACCACACACCATGAAGGTTATTTACAAATGTTTATTTATGAAGATTGAAGTTCTAATAGGGGACCCTCAC